ATTATGGTATTGAGTGTCGTAACCTTTTTGTTGTTCCTCCTGACCGTGTCCTCGTGGGTGCTGATGCATCTGGTCTTGAACTACGTATGCTCGCCCATTACATGGGTGATGAAGCGTATACAAAGGAGATCCTAGAGGGTGATATACACACGGCTAACCAGCATGCGGCTGGGCTAGCTACGAGAACGCAAGCTAAGACATTCATCTATGCGTTTTTGTATGGTGCTGGAAACGCCAAGATAGGATCTGTAGTGGGAGGCAACGCAAGAAAAGGAGGTGAGCTAAAAGATAAGTTTCTTGAGAACACACCTGCCTTGGCTAAACTACGAGAGGATATAGCAATGCAAGCAGGGTCTGGATTCCTAGACGGGCTGGACGGGAGACGGTTACGTGTTCGTTCTGCTCATGCTGCATTGAACACACTACTGCAGGGAGCGGGTGCCATTGTAATGAAACAGGCTGTTATACACCTGTATGAATTACTAGAGCATGTTGACTTCAAGCTGGTAGCACAAGTCCACGATGAGTGGCAAATAGAGTGTTATCCTGATGCTGCTGAGTACGTAGGCAAGTCCGCTGTACAGGCAATCATTCAGGCTGGCGAAACCTTCAACCTTAACTGCCCACTGGATGGAGAATACCGCGTTGGTAGTAGTTGGGCCGAAACGCATTAGCGTGTTCTGTAAAAGTGTGGTATAATATTAATCTGGATTAATTAATAGGAGATCCTATGAGTGAAGCAAACATCAACCTGAAGTGCCAGCTTTACTGGCCTAGCCTTACTAGCAAGAATCAACTTGCTGATAAGTACACAGTTGACCTAGCTCTGTTGTCAGACGAGGCAGTAACAGTACTCGAAGACATGGGCTTGAAGGTAAACAACAAGGGCGACGACCGTGGTTACTACATCACGTGTAAGTCAAACAACAAGTACCGTGCGTTCCATCCTGACGGTGAAGAGATTCTCATCAAGGGACGTACTCCTTTGTCTGAGGATGACAACCCTGACATGGGTGTTGTCGTTGCTAATGGTTCTGAAGCCAAGTGCCTTGTTGGTTTCTACGACTGGGAGTACATGAAGAAGAAGGGTCGCTCACCTACCCTACGTCGTATGGTTATCTCTAACGTAGTTGAGTACACACCTGACTTTGATCTAGAGGCGGCAGTGTGATACTGATCGATGGTGACATGCTTGTCTATCGTGTAGGCTTTGCCTGTGACGAGGAACCAGAGAAGATAGCAATCCAAACTATGGCTAACTATATCTCTGAGATAATCTCTGATCTGTCTGAGCATTACAACGATCACAGGCTGTACCTGACTGGCAGCAGCAACTTCAGAAACGAGGTTGCTGTTTCTCAGCCATACAAAGGTAGTCGTCCATCGCGTAAGCCAGTGCATAAAGACTTACTCCGTGAGTACATGCTCGATGCATGGAAAGCGGAACTCTCTGACAACATGGAGGCTGATGACTGCATAGCCATCAAGTCTACTGAGTTAGAACATAAGTCTATTATCTGTTCTCTTGACAAAGACTTTTTGCAGATACCCACTAAGATATATGACTACACCAAGAAGGTCATGAAGGAAGTTGACGAGCGCTCTGCAACAGAGTGGCTGTATCGTCAGTCCTTGATGGGTGACAGGGTGGACAACATCTCAGGGGTACGAGGCATAGGCCCAAAGAAAGCAGAGAAAGCACTGGAAGAATGGACAACAGAGAGGGAACTATATGATCGGTGTCTTAAGTTATACGAAGACAATGAACTCAGTGCTGATAGACTTTATGAGAACCTTCAGCTTTTATACCTTCTCAGATCTTCTGACGACAAGTATAGGATACCTGATGAAGTTTGACAGTAACCTAGAAAAGAAGCTGTACGCAGAGATGAAGAGTTGTACTTATCATCCTGCACAGAAAATCAGCTACATAATACCTAAGATGTACGAGCCTGACTTCTGTTACAACAGTAACGGATGGATGACGTACATAGAGGTGAAAGGCAGATTCAGAACTAGAGAGGAAGCGCGTAAATACGTAGAGGTACGTAAGGCGCTAGGTAAATATGAAGATCTTGTATTTGTATTTCAGAATCCTAACACGCCTATGCCGGGGTCGAAGAGACGTAAGGACGGTAGTCGTTATCGTATGAGAGACTGGGCAGAGAAGAACGGATTCGATTGGTACACACCAAGTACTTTACTTAAGGAGTGGCTATGACTAGGCACTTAGTAATACCTGATACACAAGTAAAACCTGACAGTAACTTCGAGCATCTGTACTGGGCAGGGCGCTACGCCGCAGCAACTAAACCTGACGTTATCATTCATCTGGGGGATCACTGGGACATGCCAAGTCTCAGTAGCTATGACGTTGGGAAGAAGTCGTTCGAAGGTAGACGCTATGTCAATGACATTGAAGCTGGTAACGAGGCAATGGCTAGGTTCCTAGAACCCATCGAGGCAGAACGCAAACGCCTACGTAAAGGTAAGCGTAGACTGTGGAAGCCTCGCATGGTGTTTCTTCTAGGCAACCACGAGTACAGAATAGAACGGGCTATCGAATCAGACTCCAAGCTAGATGGACTGATGTCATACAACGATTTCTATCTAGATAGCTGGGAGGTAGTACCGTTCTTACAACCCATCATTATTGATGGCATTGCCTACTGTCATTACTTTACTAGCGGTGTGATGGGTCGTCCTGTCAGTACTGCAAAGCTGATGTTACAAAAAAAGTTTATGTCGTGTATTATGGGTCATGTTCAGGATAGGGATATAGCTTATGCAAGAAAAGCAGATGGAAGTAGTATTACTGGTTTGTTCGCTGGCATTTTTTATACTCATTCTGAGGATTATCTAAACCCCCAGACTAACGGTAGCTGGTCAGGTATCTGGATGTTAAATGAAGTAGACAACGGATCCTTTGACGAGTTACCAATTAGCATCAACTACCTCAGGAGAAAGTATGGATGACGTTCGACGAGTTGTTGGAACACGTTGCCGAACATTACGATGAGGTAACAATCATGGAAGCACTAGAGATTACATCAGAAGATTTGGTAGAGCGGTTTGCAGATCGTGTGCTAGAAAAAGTTTACAAGTTTAAGGAGATGGAATGAGTATTGATGACGCAACCCCATCAGAGTGGGATACATTAAGAACGCTTAACAACCTATCAATTAGAAAAAAGTCAGACCCAGTGGAACAACCAGACCACTACAACAAAGGTGCTATTGAAGCTATTGAAGCCATCAAAGCATCTATGCCAGACAATGAGTTTAATGGTTATCTTAAAGGTAATGCATTGAAATACTTATGGCGCTACGACTACAAGGGAAAGCCAGTGGAAGACTTACGTAAGTGTAAGTGGTATGTAGATCGTTTGATAAAGGAAATAAACCGATGAAGCAGTTGTTGCTGTTGCTATTGCTTCTTTTTCCGGGTTGCGTTATAGAACCTGATACAAGAGTTTGTGCTGAATACGGCTCTTTTACTTTTGTAAAAGAAAAGTGCATACCGTTGTATGGTGCGCTTATCTGTGGAGATGAAGAAGTGACAGACGTTTATTGTAAACGCTACTTAGAAGAAGAGTTAAACAAATAAGGTGGACATGTTATCTTTTTTAATAGTAGTTGTAATTTCTTTCGGGTATGGCGCTGTTATAGGCCATTCTGTAGGCTATGAACAGGGAAAACAAACACGAGCAAAGGAGTAAGATAATTGGACGCATATCAACAATACATACACAAGTCCCGCTATGCACGTTACCTGCCAGATGAGCAGCGACGTGAGACGTGGGAAGAGACAGTAAATAGATACCTAAACTACTGGTGTGACCGTGTAGATCTTAATGAGTTTGACCAATCAGAGATCTTTCAGTCTATCCACGAGCTAGACGTAATGCCTTCCATGAGGGCACTTATGACTGCAGGAGAAGCACTTGACCGTGACAATGTCGCTGGGTTTAACTGCTCCTACTTACCTATCGATCACCCAAAAGCGTTTGATGAAATGATGTACGTCCTTATGTGTGGTACTGGCGTAGGGTTCAGCGTTGAACGTCAATACGTATCTAAGCTACCAGAAGTAGCGGAGGAATTCCATGACACCGATACCGTTATACACGTCGCCGATTCTAAAATTGGCTGGGCTAAAGCCTACAGAGAACTTATTAGCTTGCTCTATTCGGGTCAGCTTCCAAAGTGGGACATATCTGGAGTACGACCTGCAGGGGCAGCGCTTAAAACTTTCGGCGGTAGAGCATCTGGTCCAGAACCTCTTGTCGATCTCTTTAACTTTACCGTTGAGGTCTTTCGCGAGGCTCATGGACGTAGGCTCTCCTCAATTGAATGCCACGATATCTGCTGTAAGATTGCACAGATCGTCGTCGTCGGCGGGGTTAGGAGAAGTGCTCTCATCAGTCTGTCTAACCTCACTGACGATAGACTCCGACGATGTAAGTCAGGACAATGGTGGCAAGACAATCCACAACGTGGACTAGCTAACAACAGTGCATGTTACACAGAAAAGCCAGACTTCGAGGCATTCCTAAATGAGTGGGCAAGTTTATATGAGTCAAGATCAGGAGAGCGAGGTATGTTCTCTAGAGTCGCAAGTCAAAAGCAAGCTGCAAAGAACGAGCGACGAGATGCTACCTATGATTTTGGAACTAATCCATGTAGCGAGATCATCTTACGGCCTTACCAATTCTGCAATCTATCAGAAGTTGTTGTCAGGGCAACAGATACGTTGTCAGACCTCAAACGAAAAGTACGTACTGCGACTATCCTTGGAACTTTACAGGCTACCTTGACCGACTTTCGTTACCTGCGTAAGGTATGGAAGAACAACACAGAGGAAGAAGCATTACTAGGAGTATCACTTACAGGGATTATGGATCATCCGACGTTGTCGGGAAGGAAAGATAAAGGTGTCCTCAAAGCGTGGCTTACTGAACTCAAGGAAGAAGCAATCAGAACTAATAAAGATTGGTCGAAACGTCTTGGTATTAATGTG